GTACCCGGCAAGAGCCGTGGACCCGGACGAGCCACGCTTCGGCTGGGTCAGGAACCACGCGACCGCGCCGAGACCGGCGACGACGGCAATCATCGCGCCCCCGCCCATCCCGGTTTCAGCCACGGGCAGGTCATCGACCACAGGAGGGTTGTACATCGCGGGGATGTCACGGGCCATCGTCGGGACGAACGCCTCTTGGGCGTTGCGCCGCGCCATGACCGAGCCACCGCCGACAGTGGGGGGCCGGACGACGACAGCCTTACCCCCGGTCGGGAGGCGCACCACCGTGCCGATGGGCACGCGCCGGGGCGGGGCGGCGGCGGGAACAGCCGGGTGAACTTCCGGTTGGGTCACCGGATGCACCTCGGGCTGCGCGGGAGGCCCCTGCAACAGCTTCTCGGGGCCACCTTCCTCGATCCACTTGCCAGCGGCCTTGAGGGCTTTCTTGACGAGTTCGGCAACTGCCTTGCACGGGAGGCTTGCCCCGGGGAGGCCACGTACAGCGAGGCCGCAACCCGGGGCCGAGTTCGTCCACGGGGCCATGTTCAGCGCCCAAGTGTCCACGTTCTCGGTCGCGCGCATCTTGCACCGCCCCAGCAACACGGGGTTGTCGGAGTACATGCAGTCGCAGAAGCCGTCCCAATCGTCATTCGAATCGAACGTGTTGACGTCGCACCACGCCCCCGCAGCGTTCGTCGCACCGAAGTCACCGAACCCGTTGAGCTTGTCCCGAATCAGCATCTGAAGCCTCCACCGCGAAAAGGCCCGCCGCTTTCACGGCGGGCCGAGAACCCGAACCCGAAACGATCAGCGACCGCGACGCGCCTGCGACTTGCGGGCAGCCTTGCGGCCCTTGCGGCCCTTGCGGCCCTTGCGCCGGATGGTCACCTGCTTCTTCGCGCGGGGCAGCGGCTCGCGGGCAGCCTTACGACGCTTCGACGCGGCGCGACCAAGACCCTCCGCCGATTCCTTGCAGGGCTTCTCCTTGCGGATGTAGTTCTGCGAGCGGCCACCTTCGACCAGCTTGAAGGTCGGGTTGGTCTTGCTCGGGCAGTCGGGCGCGGCCTTGCCCTCCTCGAACTCGATGCAGCGCAGACCGACACTGGTCCGCTTGTACTTGACGCACGATCTGGTGAAACCGTCGAAATGCAGCATGAAAGGCTCCTGTTGTTCAAGCGGCCCCTCAGTGAGCCGGTGCGAACAGAGTACGGGGCCACGTTCCGGCGCGTCGAGTGCCCAACGCTGTCGAGTGTACGGTCGCGGACGGTGTGTGACACTACTTGCTGTCGGTAGCCGCCGCTGGCATCTTGCTTGCCATGCCCATTGCCATCATCGGCGGAAGCGACGACGAGATCCGTACCGGAAAAGCCAAGCTCATGCTCACGCGCACGCAGGCTGCGGCGAGGCTCGGCGTCACGGAGCGGCGTATCAAGCAGTTCGTCGATGACGCGCTCTTGACCCCGTACGAGGAGAAGCTGTTCCACATCCCGCTGTTCCCCAGCGACGACGTCGAGGAATTGCGGCAGTCCCGCCTGAAGCGTTACTGAGGCCCGTCACTCGGGGATACCCACTCCCAGACGACGGCCACAATCACGGTCACGAAGACTGCGACCCCGAACCCGGCGCACGCGGCGAGGAAGGTGCTCATCGCCCGTACTTACCACAGCGGACGCAGACGATGAAGTCGGTGACCGGAGCGCCGCGTTGCTCGCGTGTCGCCCGGTGGCCGAACCAACGACACCACAGCCTGCGCCACAACGGGGGCATCACAGACCAGCCGCCGCGTCGATGCGGGCCTTCGCGATGGCGACGTACTCAGGCTCTCGCTCAACGCCCACGAACCCGAACCCGAGTCGCTTGCACGCCATGCCCGTGGTGCCGGACCCGAGAAACGGGTCGAGTACCCAGCCGCCCGGGGGTGTGACGAGGCGCACGAGCCATTCCATGAGCGCGACCGGCTTCACGGTCGGATGGTGGTTCCGCCGCTGCTCCCCGCCCCGGTTGCGCGGGTTGTTGGCCCCGGGGGCGTCTTCCTCGCGGCCTTCGTCCTGCTTGAAAGCGATCAGGTGCTCGGTCCCAAGGTCACGTTCTCGCCTGCTGGTCTTGGCGCTGTAGAAGAATCTGGAGGCACCGCCAGAGGAGGCGCTTTGAACATCCAATGCGGCCCCAGCTTCTTCGTCGAGCACCACGTTCGCGGGCCAGCGACCTTGGGTTGAGGAGTCGGTCATACGCCCGCTCCCCTTGACGTACCCACTCATCTCGCCGCTGTACCCGGCGAGGGCTGAAGCCGGAGCGCGATTGTACTTATCGGTCGTTGCGATCCGCGTCCCGTCGATGTTGAGCGCGCCCGTGCCCCACTTGAGCACGTTCGCGGCCACGGTCCCTTCCAAGGGCTTGCGCGCCAGCACGATGGGCTCGAAGGCAGGCTTGAGTGCAGTCCCCCACCCGTCCCACTGCTTCGCGAGGTCGCTCGCTGGCCCGCCCAATTTCGCAAATTCGTAAACCTTCCGCCGCTGTGCCCCCTGTTCCACGTTCGCCCGCGCCATCCCCGGAGCCCGCTGGACGCCAATCACCTCGCGCACGGCCCCGGTAACCCGGTCTACATCCTTTCCGATGTTGCGCGACTTGGGGAAGCCGGTTCCGTAGAGCCACATCAGGCTGTCCCGGATCTCGAACCCAGCGTCCTCAAGTGCGGACGCGAGGCGGTGGTACGTACGTGAGCCACCGAACGCCACGAGGTGGCCACCGGGCTTGAGCACTCGCAGCGCCTCCTTCGCCCACGCGAGGTGCCACGCCTGCATCGCCACCCACCGCGAGTTGTCCACGCGCACGTCAGGCTCAGGGCACTGGCAAGGCGAGCCCCCGTGCGTCAGGTGGCCGCACTTCGCGCAGCGTTTGTCGTTCCAGCCTCTGTTGGAGGGCCACGCCGTCTGGCGCTCTCCGATGCCCGGTTTCGAGATCGTACCGGAACCGTCTGTTCCGAAGGCCCCAATCCGGTCCCACTCCTTCCCCATGAACTCCAGACCGTAGGGTGGGTCGCAGACCACCGCGTCGATGGAATTCGGGGCGAACGTCTTGAGCACTTCCACGCAGTCGCCCGTGAACACGAACGTGCGAGGGTCGAGGACATCAGGGGTCATTGGGCCGTCTCCGTGGATCATGTCTTGTCGAGGTGAGTCGCGATGGCGGGGGTGTCAGCGGGGAGCCGCGCTTCGGGGTGATACCCGATTGCGCGCTCGAATCCAGCCCCGGGCGCAATCTCGAACGTCTGCGAGAGGACTTCCTGCATGACTTGGCCCGCGCGCACCGCGTACTCGTCCGGGCACTCGGCTGTGAGTGCGTCGTGGACCTGCTGGACAATCTGCGCTGCGCCGCCCGTCTCCCGATCGAAGATTTCCTGAATCACGACCGTGTTCCTGTTCATCCACGCGGCGACGCCGGACTGAATCGGCGTGTTCAACATCTCGTTCCGCTGGTAGCCGCCCCGGAAGTTGCGGACGCGCCCAGAGATGGGGCACTTGTAGTGGCCGACAGCCTTGGTGGCCTGCGAGATGCGATCCCACCACGAGATGACCCCGGGCCGCAGCTTCTTCCAGACAACGCGCAGGGCCTGCACCTCCGAGAGCGTGATGCCCGGGAACATGAGGTCGCTCGTGTCCGGGTCACGCTTGGACCGCAGCACCCGGTACAGCGTCTCCTCCTCGGCCCCGTACGCGGACCCGAACTCGTAGTTCTTCGCGAGCGTGCGCGTCGGTTTCCATTTCTTCTTCGGCACTACTGGGAACGCATCGTAGGCCCCCGGCTTGAGCCCCAGCGACTCCACGACGGCGGTTCGCAGGTAGTCAGCGGTCGCCTCGTTGATGTTGTCCGCAGCCTCGGGCGGGCACTGCACGCGGAACAGCATGGACGCGTTCACCGTGTGAACGTTGATGTCCTTCTCGTACATCGACAGGAGCGACTTCTCGTTGGCGTAGTACGCGATGAGCCGCAGTTCGGCCTGCGACAAGTCGATGCCAACCAGCTTCCAACCCTTCGGCGCGTAGAAGATTTTCTTGACGCGGCCCGGGAGGTTCTGGGCGTTCGGGGACGACCCGAAGCGGCCCGTGACCGGGAGGAGTTTCCACGACGGGTGAAAGCGGCCCGTCTTGTTCAAGACCCCGAGCCCTTCGATGAACGTGCCCAAGAACTTCTGCGCCTGCCGGAATTCGGTCAGCGCACGCAGCGCGTGCTTCTGCTCGTCCGAGTCTGCGGCGACGTCGAGGAGCATCAGAGCCTCTTTGTCGGTGGCCGCGAGCCCGGACGCGGTTTCCTTCACGACCGGGAGCTTGAGCTTGTCGAACAGGAGCCAGCGAAGCTGTGCGGGCTTCGCCGGGTCGAACGACGAGCCGCCGATGCCGCGCAGGGTCGAGATTGCGTGCGCCATCTGGAGCTTCAACTGCGGGGCGAGCCCGATGGGCTTTCCGTTCGCGTCGAGCTTCTCGGAGTCGCGGCGCTCGTAGTCCACTGCGATGCCCCGGATGGTCGCGCGGGCCATGATTTGCGCGAGTTGCAGTTCGTTCCGGTACAGCGCGCCGAGCCCTTCCATCTCCACGGACGCGAGCAAGGGCGGCAGCACGCGCATCGTCACGAGGATGTCCCGCAGGTTGTACGAGCGGAGGATGCCCTCGTCCATGTCGAGCCAGCCGTCGCCGCCCTTCACGTCGTCCTTCCAGTACCTGTTGTCGGTGTAGCGCGAACCGACGAACCCAAGGTTCTGCGGCAGTTCGGCGTCGAGGACGTGGTGCGCCTGCATCGTGTCCTGTGTCCAGCCGTTGACCGGAACCCCGTGCGCCCACATGACCACGGTGTCGAACGCGCCGTTGTGGCAGCACTTTTCGATCCACGGTGACCCCAGCAACAGCTTCAGGAACTCGCGCACGACGCACTCGTCGCCCGGGGACCAGTACGGCGAGCCGCCCCGGCGACACATCGGCAGGCACAGCACGCGCTCAACACGTCGCCCCGTGCGCTTGGACTCGACCACGTCCACGTACCCCATGCCGACGCACAGGAGCTTGCAGTCAAGCTGGTGTTCGCCGCACGTCTCGACGTCAAAGATGAGCGGACAGAAGCGCCCCTCGCTCGCGGCGGCGACGATGGGGCCTGCGAACTCGGCGACGTCTTCCAACGTCGGGAACTGCCAACGAAGACGGCCAACCGAGTCAGTCTCCCAGATGATGCGCTCGTCCCACAGCGGAGAAGTCGAGGTGAGGCGCACCGCCTTCTGGAAGTCTTCCCCGACCACGGTCGCGAACTTCGCGAGACCGCCGTGGTCGTCTGCGCCACCGGCCTTCAACATGAACGCGGGGTGCAGCGTGGGGACCAGAATCATGGACGCACCTCGGTGTGCTTGACCGAGCGCCCGGCCGAGTACAGGCGGCAGGCATCCGTGCCGGGTTTGCCCATCACGTACGCAGCCGAGTAGCGCGATACCCACATGCCGCAGTTGCTGAGAGCCTTGTTGGCCCGCCAGCGGAACGTGTACTTGCACGCGGGCGAGTGTCGCGTGGGCTTCATCCACACGACGCGGTCGGACTCACTCATCGGACTTCTCCCTGATGTGTTCTTCGGTGATGACGGAGCCGCGATACTTCATCACGCTCATCGAGCGCCCCGGCTTCCCATGCAAGAGGCCGAGCGCGAAGTTGCCCATCGGCATCACGACGGTTTCCAGTTGCCGCGACTGCGCCATAACTTCGACGGACGCAATCTCGGCCTTGAGGCGCGGGGCACAGCACTCGAACGGGTTCGCGACTTCGCGCACCGACTCGGCAAGCGGGGTGCCGGGGTACGCATTCGCGAAGTCTTTCGCGGCCCTGCGCCGCGAGACGTTCTCTTTGCGCCACCACGCGAGCCAGTTCTTGAGTTCGTACCGCTTGCGCCCTTCGGCGTTCGGAACCTCGGGCCTGCACAGGAGCGCGCTCGTCACGAGGGCGACCTCGGAGCGGCGAATCCCTTGGTTCCACAGGATCTCATCGAGCTTCACGCCAGCCGCGCCTGCGAACAGTTCTCCGCGCTTCACGTCACCTGCGCCCGGCGCGTCGCCCACGAACACGAGCGGGTGTATCGCCCCGGCTGCCACGTTCGAGAACTTGGGCGGGATGATGACGGCGCGTTGGACAGTACGGAGAGGGCACAGGTCACAACGGGCACCCCATAGGCGGGGATCGTAAGCGGCCATGAAAGCTCCAGAAGGAAAGTGCCCCGGTTTCGACGGGGCCACTCGTCCCCTTCTGTCGCTGGGGAACAGCGGTGTCTTCGACACTGAATCGCCGCCCAGTCCCCCGAACGGGAGCTTCTTTCCACGGAGAGCTTTTTCCGGGGAACTGGGCGGCGAATAAATGGAGGAGGTAGCTCACAGGCAGGGAGGGCACCCGGCTACATGTGTCTCGGGGGAGACAGCTACCTCACTCCTCTTTTGATTTGGTTGTGCCCTCACTCTGTCACGCGGCAGTCCGCGTGTCGAGCCCGTTCAGGCCCGCGTGCGCTTGGCCTTCTTCGCCTCGCCCGCGTCCTCGACCGGGGCCTGCGTCGCCGCGCCACCGTTCCAGACGGGCTGCGCGACACCCTGCGGAGGGTACGCGAACTGCTGCTGCGGCTGCGCGAACTGCTGCTGGGCCTGCTGGGGGTTGAAACCCTGCTGCGCGCCCGGGAACCCGGCAGGGGCCTGCTGCGTGGGGGGCTGGCCGAACTGGGCCTGCTGCGGCGCGAACTGCTGCTGGAACTGCGCCTGCTGCGCGGGCGTGCTCTGGAACTGCTGGGGCACGAACTGCGTGGGGGCGGGGGCCTGCTGCTGCTGGGCCTGCGCGGGCGCACCAGCGGCGTGGCGGGCGTAGCCCGCGACCGTGAGCTTGTTCAGCGCGACTTCGCGCCCGAGCTTGGGGTCGAGGACCGTCATGGGCCGGTCGTACGGCGACGACGGGTCGTCGGGGTTCGACTTGCCCATCTTCTGCTCGTTGCCGTAGTCCACGAACAGGGTCAGGCCGAGCAGTTCCTGCGCGATGGCCGCGTCGGGGATGTCCTCGTCGGTGTCGAGCGCGCGGCTGATGAGGTTGGTACCCAGCCCACGGAGCTTCTTCTTGCCCATGGACGCGCCCTTCGCGGTGCCGTCCGTGATGATGTAGTCGTCCGCTTCCTCGCCGTTGAAGCGGTCGTCGTCGATGCGGACGGTCAGCTTCAGCATGGACGCGCCGGACTTCTTGCTGCTGGTCGCCTCGGCAGCCGTGATGGTGGAGAGGTAACGACCGGGGGGAGGAGCCTGAAAAAACTCCGAGACCTTCGACATGTTCTTCATGGGTGCGATTCCTTCGACTGCGGTGTGTTGACTGCCTGTGAGGCCAGAATCCGTCTGGCGCGGGTGCCCTCTACAGCTTGCACATGCGAACGGGCTTCCGTTCGCGGAGCTTCCAAATTTCCTTCCGGGTGCCGCTGCGCTCGACGCGGCCTTCTCCCCGGAGTGATTCCAGCGCGTACTCAACCTGCCATTCCGGCGCGTGCGTCAACTGCCCGAGCGTGCAAAGCGAAATGGGAAGGCCGACTGCGAGTTGCGCCACGACCTTGTCCTTGAGCGCGGCGAGACGGCTCACCGCTGGCCTCCGCGAACCGCGCGGAGGATGAACGCAAGGTCCGGGGGACAGGGCTCAGGGAGGAGGTGCGAGAATCGCCCGCCCGCGTTCTGCCCGTTCCACGGGACGCTGTGAAGGAGCCGCGAGTAGCCGTGCTGATCGGCACCTGCCGTGCCCTTGCCAATCATGCGCTTTTCGAGCGTGAAGACGTGCTGCGCCCGGCCCGCAATCGTGCGCGCGAAGCGTCTGCCTGCGATGTCGGGAGCCGCGAGATCCACGCGCCCGTCGTCGTTCTGCGTGGGCTCACCGGCCCACGCCAGCCAGACCACGGGGAAGTCGAGGTCAGCGAGCCGCCACCAGATCTCGTTAAACTGCGTGTACATCGTCTGGTAGTGCGAGCGCGGGTCCGGGTTCTTGCTCCCACGTCGTGCGTCTTCCAGCATCCGGTAGCTGGCGGTGCTCGCACAGTCGAATACGAGCGAGCCGTAGTTCTGGCGAATGACCGGGAGGTTCTTCTCGACCATGTCCACGGTGGAGCGAATCTTGTCGAACCACCGCGACCCGGCCTGTTCGTTCACGCGAATGGCGTGAACGGCGAAGCCCATGTTCAAGCACGAGTCGGGGCCGGACGGGTCCACTGCGAGGATGAGCGGCTGGTGGTGAGGCTCAGGGAACCCGAACAGCGAAACCGCGAGCGTGGACTTCCCGTCTTTCTCCCTGCCCGTCACGATGACGGACGGCGCGCGGTAGTAGGTCTGGTCGATGCGCGTGATGCCGACCAGAGGTGAAGGTGTGCCGATAAGCGTCGGCACGACCGCAGGGGGTGGAGCCCCGGGATTCGTCTGATTCATGTTGTGCCCTCCGAGCGGCTGGATGCCGCGCCGGTCATTCGGTAATGCAACAGCCCCAGCGAGACGTCAACCCCCGGAAGGGGTCGGCTACGAGTCCTTCTCTGCGGGCACGTCCACGAACCCGAGCGCGTCGCTGACGTCGTTGTAGACGGCGACAGCCTCGATGAGCGCAGCCTCTATTTCCGTGGGCTTGCCCCCGGCGCAGCGCATGAGCAGCCCGCCGACCATCTCGTACAGCCGCTCGCGGCACACGCGCTCGAACCCAAGCTCCCCGAGCACGGACGTGATGTCCTCCGGGCGAACCACGCCCGCACATCCGTTCGCGACCCACGCCTCGACACGGTCACACGGCGTATCCATCGGTTCCCCCTTCGTCGCCGCGCTCGCGGCGTCTGCCAGTTCCCCGCGCCCGAAGGTGCGGTCGTAGTTGTCGCGATAGGCGTCGCTGCCCATCACCACGCTGAAAGACTTCTTCGTGTAGTTCGTCATTCGGATCCTTCGTACGGGCTGCCATCCGCGTTCGTGAACTCGCCCACCGAGTTCTCGTGGCAGAGCGAAATGTACTCGCAGGCCCGGTAGCGGCCCCAGCACGAATGCAGCATCCGGGGGAAGTGTGCAGGCTCGTCGCCCGCACCCTGCTTGCCGAACGTGACCCCGCCCGAGTCTGCGAGCGCGAGGTACTCCAACGCGAGCTTCTGGTGAATGCGGCCAAAGTAGATCGGCCCATACCGCTCGACGTTCGGGGCTGCGGTCTTCACGAGGCAATCGAAGATGATCCCCGCCATGCGCCCGTAGCGGGAGACAAGGTTCGGGTTCGAGTTCCAGAGCGCGACCTGACTCATCGCCTGCGGCATGTACGGGTCGATGCTGCTCTGCCCGGCCCGCGCCATCGTCTTGCACTCGAACGTGAACAACTCAGGCGGCGTACCGCCGACGCCCGGCACCCGAGCGACCGTGTCGTACCGCACGGTTCGCATGATGCTCTTGCCAAGCCCGAGCGCGCGGCCCACGTCGGTGATGACCTCTGCCTCCACGCCCAGATACTCGAACGTGTCTGCGTCGCGCGGGTACAGCGACTCGTAGGTGCGGAACATGAATCGGGCCTTGAGCCACGACCCGTACGGCATCTCGCCGCGCCACATCTCCAACGCCTGTTCGACCCCGTCGTGGCCCCGGACTACGCGCACGGCACGCAGCAGGTGGCACAGCGTGCCGAACGCGAGCGCGGACAACTCGTCGTCGCCCGACTCGTACTCGTTGCGGCGGCGCACGCCTGTCGCCCGGAGACGCGACTTCTCGGGGCAGGTGAGCCATTCGGACACAGCGGAGTAGCCCGCCGCCGAACCCTTGGCGTTCTTCAACGCCTCGCGGAACGACGGGGGGATCGTCATGTCCGGCGCGGCCAGCTTCACGGTCTCAATCACGGCTTCCTCCAGTTCTTGATCACGGCGGCGAGGTCCAACTTTCGGATAGCCATGCGCAGCCCGTCTGCCGCGTCGGCGTTGTAGTCGTCGGCGCTACCGCACGCATCGCGCACGCACTCCGCGACCTTCATGTCCATGTCACTGAGCAGTTCTTCCAGCCGCGCGACCTTCGCGCGCTCGACGGCCAGCGCCATGCTCACGTGTTCCTTCTCGTGCCTGAGATCCACCACCTTGACCCGGAGTTCGTCGCGCTCGCGTGCCGGGTCGTTGACAGCGTATGCGTGCCACCGCTCGACCTCGGCCCACGCAGCCATCTGCTGTTCGTGAAGCGGCACGTCCTCCCGCTCGGACGCAGGTCCGCACGGGCCGTCGTGGTCGAGTCCGCGCCCGCAGTACCCGCTCACCTCGCATGGGACGTTCACGGGTCCACCATCCTGTGCAGGACCGTTCCGGCGCGGTCCACGATGAGTTCCAACGCGCCGACGTGCGGCTGCACGTCCCGTCCCTTGAGGCCGCTTGACGCATAGAACACGTCATAGGGGCCTGTCTCGTAGACGGTGGCCGACCGCGAGAAAACGAAGACGGTCGGAGTCACCGCGTCCAACTGCCCAATGTACTGATACGTCGGCGTCCGCACATGGTAGCGGCTCCCGATGCGGAAGACGCCTTCGGCCAATTCCATGTCCGTCGCCACCGCCTGCGCGTCACGCTTATTCATTGTGCGACCCCGACACCGACCGCGACCACGACCACGACCCCGACCGCGACTGCGACTGCGACTGCGACCACGACCACGACCGCGACCGCGACCCCGACCCCGACCCCGACCACGACTGCGACCACGACCACGGCCAAACCAGCGCTCTGGCGATCCTCATGTTTTCCTCCTGTGTTCCAGTGCAAGTGCCGTCATGGGTCTTCCTCCGTCTCGGGCTCGTCCGGTTCCTCGACCGCGTCTGCGTTGTCGCTGTCATCGCCCACGAGGTCGGGCGTCTCGTCTCCGAACAGGCGCGCCCGGAGTTCGTCGAGCACCGCACCAACTGTTTCCGCATCCTCGGACGCGAGCGAGAGTGCGTTCCTGTCCACAAGCCCAGAGTCACGAAGGGCCGCATCGACGCCCTTAATCTCTGCGTCGCCACCTACCACCTTCTCGATGGCGGCGACCTTGTTGATCAGCTTCATCCCCATGTCCTCATCCACGGTCCCGCGCACCAGCAGGTACTCGTAGATGGGCGGCGTCGTTCGCTTCCCGAGATGCACGTCTTGGATACGGGCTTCCGCCTGAAGAAAGTCAGCGGGCACCCAAGTCAGTTCTACGAACAGGGCTGCATCTGCGTCCGACAAGTCGATGCCCACGCCCGACGACAGCATGTTCGCGAACAGGACCGCAGGGCCGTCAATCTCGCGCCATACGTCAATCTCCCGGCGACGCTTCTCGCTCGGAATCCAGCCCCCGACGAGGAACGCGGGCACGCCGAAGCGCGGTGCCTTCCCCTCGGTCGCGCTCTGGAACGCATCCCACGCAGTCTGAAGCGTCTCGTGGAAGTTCGCGAACACGAGCACCTTCACCTTGCGGTTCTCGGCGTGCTCGTAGATCCGGTCGAGCAGCGTGCTCATCTTGGTCGCCGTCGTCAGCGACACGAGTTGCTTGAGCGCGTTGACCGCGTTCGCGGAGTCGCCCTCGTTCATCGCCTTGAGCGCAGACGTGCCGAGCGCCGCTTCACGTTTCTTGTACGTCTTCTGTTCCGCGACGCCCATGTTGCAGAGCACGACGGAGCGGTCGGACTTCGGCAGCCAGCCCGCAACCTCGGCCCGCGTGAGCCGATACGAGCAGAGCTTGAGCCGCTCCGCGAGTTCCTCGTTGTTGGTGACCCCGTCGTCGAGCCAGCCGTACTCACCCATGCGGCCATTCGCGTACCGGGACGTGAACTTGCTGTACGAGCCCATCGCGTCCGGCTGGATAAAGTCGAACATCGCCCACATGTCGCGCGGGTAGTTCCGCATCGGCGTGCCGGTGAGCCCCCAACGCCAGCCGCAGTTCGGGCTGCGCGAGAGTTCGAGGACGAACTTCGTCCGGCCCGCCTTCCTGTTCTTCAGGTAGTGGACCTCGTCAGCGATGACCGCGAACTTCCCCCGGCGCTCCATCAACTCGCGGAACTCAGCCGCGCGACCATCGGGGTTGCCGGGGTGCGGGTCCAGTTCGTAGTGCATCCCGATGCACAGGTGCGGCAGCGCCAAGATGCGTGCGAACTCAGCGGGCGGAAACCGCTTCGTGCTCTCGAACGAGATGACGTCGAGCCCAGTCTGTTCCTTGAACTGGCGCGTCCATTCACCGCGCGCCGCGTTCGGGTAGAGGACGCCGATCGTGTTCACGAGCCCCTGTGCCATGAGGGAGCCCGCCGCTACCGCCGCTGTGCGCGTCTTCCCAAGGCGCATGTCGAACGAGAGAACGTGACCCCGGTTGTTGATGAGGCGCAGCGCGCCGTCCTCCTGATACGGACGGAGCCCCTTCGCCAGCCCGGGGTGAAGCAGCGGAGCCTGCCCCCCGTGCAGCGCGGTCATGGGAACGAACTTCGCGTACTCGCCCAGCACGCGGATGAGGACGGGCAGCGCGTGTTGCGGTGCCGCCCACGACTTGCGCTCTTTGACCCAACGCAGGCCGGGGATGGTCTTGAACGCGTCTACGACCGCACGGTCGAAACGCGAACGTAACTCAACCCAGCCCGGTGAGATCTCGAACACGGAGATCAGAACCAAGGTGAACCTCTGGTGCGGACAAACCCATGCTCGGGAGTGCCGCTGCTTGCTGTGGAATTGGTGAAGCGCCCTCTGCCTGTGCTGCTGTGCTGCCCGCCTTCACACGAAGGTGACTCGCCCTGCCCCCGGTACGCCGCCCAGCGGTACGTCGGGCTCGGTTCTACCGCGCCGAAGCCAACACGGTCAACGGCGCTGTTGACGGTGCCGAAGGTTTCGGCGCATTACGGCCACGCTGCGCGAAAGGGCTCGCGCACATTCCAATGGAGTTCACATGAGTCGGTTTCTCGGGCCGTGGCGGCGTTTCTTTCTGCAAGCCACGGACGCTCCGCACGAATACTGCGAAGCGGCGGGGTTGATGTGTCTGTCGAACATCGCGATTGGTCGGCGCGAACTTGAAGTCGGACGCGGCATTCGTCCGAACATGTTCATGATGCTGGCCGGGGACTCCTCGGTCGCGCGCAAGTCCACGAGCGTGAACTTCTGCAAGCTGATGACGGAGGAGGTCGAGCCGGATCGCGTGGGGCCGCGCGACTACACGGTAGAGGGGCTGCTGAAATGGATGGCCGAGAAAGACCCCGCGACGAAGAAGGGCCGCAACAAGGTGGTGCTGTTCGCGGAGGAGTTCGGCTCTGACTTGGCCCGCATCGAAGCGTACGCCTCGACCATGCCCACGGATTTCTGTGCGCTCTACGACGGCGAGTCGTTCGAGAAGATCCGCAGCGGTTCGGCTCCGCTCTCGGTCGAGCGCCCGCGCGTGAACCTGTTCGCGGCGGCGGCGTACCAGATGCTCTCGTCGCACTTGAAGGCGAAGGATTGGCTCAACGGCTTCCTCATGCGCTTCGTGTACGTCGCGCCCACGGTTGCGACCATGCGCCAAAAGAACTACCTCGCGCCGACTTGGCCGCAGCGCGACTACGACAGCGCGCGGGTCGCGCTCACGGTCCTGCGCGACGACATCGTGCGTGCCCGGTTCATGCGCCTGCCGTTCTCACCTGCGGCCAAGCAGGAGATGACGAAGTGGTCGATGTCCGTGGACACGTTCGCTGCCGGGTTGCAGGACTCGCTGGGCGCGAAACACACCTACGTTAGCCGCTTCTCGGTGAACGTGCAAAAGATGGCGCTGCTCTACCAGTTGGACGACGACCCGAACGCGCCTGTGGGAATCAACGCAGTGCGGCAGGCTTTGGAGTTCGCCGGACAAGTCTGCTGGCCCAGCTTCGCCCATGTCTACGAGCGCACGACGTCGGACGATTTCATGGCGACCCTGTCCACGGCGTTGGCGGCGCTCCGCGAGGGGCCGATGATGAAGCGCGATTTGGAGACGCGGTTCAGGTCGCGGGTCGTGCGCGCTGTCATCGACCACCTCGTCTGGAGCGGCCACGCCGTTTTGACAAAAGGCGAGAACGGCGAACTCCTGACTCTGAAGTGAAGAAGGAGCCGCTAACCTCCTGAAAACTCATAGCTGTATCTATGTAATTATATATATTACTGTATTCTTACTTATTCCTCCTGCTGTACCCCCCCTTAGATCGTCCTTTCTGACCCAGCCGCAGCCCCTAAAAGAGCCTCAGAAGCGGCTGGGGCATTACGGGACCACACATGAGCGCGGCTGGGTCACCACGGACCATTTCGGCCTAAAGAGGGGTAGGGGGGTGGGGGGGAAAACTCGCAAACTTAAATTATGGAGCGCGGCCATGGGAAGACCAGTGATTCTCAAGCGTTGTACGGATTGCGGCGTTGAACGCATCAGTTCAGTATATGAAAACAGCAGTTCCGTTTGCCAAGTCTGTCGCCCCCGTCGAGGAAATACAGGGGTTTCCGAATCGGCGGCGGCGCGCGACCGGCTGGCGAAGGAGCGGATCGCGAAGGCGAAGGCGTGCAAGTGCGGCGCGGCGGCTGTCGCGAAGGGGTTCTGCTCGCGCTGCTACCAGCAGCAGCGGCGCACAGGTGGCGCGGAGCCGAAGCCCGCCCGGAAACCCGGTCGCCCGTTCGGCGCGTCGGCAGACAGGGCGGGCGCAGTCGAGGACTTCCTGCGCGAGAGTGCCGCGACGGGCCAGTTCTCGGAGTTCATCGCGTCCGTGGCTCCGCGCCTGCCGCGCTGCATGTGCTGCCACACAACGTCGGGGCTCGCAGCGGACGCGGACGGTAACAACTGGTGCCGGGAGTGTGCGTACTACTCGTTCGCGTGCGGCTACTGTCCGGCGCACGCGTCCCCGGTCTTCTTCCCTGCGCTGTCCGAGAACCCGGTCCCGCCGCTCCTCCCCGTCGAAATCCCTCAAGTGTATACGGAGGGTGCCCTTGTTGTTGACGACTGCGAGGAGCCGTGAGAGAAGCGCCGCAGCATGGCAAAAAACGAGGTCTTGTCCGTTCGGCTTGACGCCGACATGCGCCGCCGTCTGGAGCAGTTCCGCATCACGTCCGGATTCGAGAACCCAACCCAAGCGGCCAGAGCCGCAATCGTCCTCGGCCTTGGCCGGGGCGAGGGGCTGGATGCCGAGTTCAGGCGGGTCGCAGCCCTTGAGGCGACCCGTGCGATGGGCCGTCGTGTGCGGATGGCCCTGCAAGCGGTGATGACCGAACTGGGGGAGTGAATGCCGTCTCGGACTCCGAAGTACCTCTACGGGAACAAGGGTGCGGCTGTTGATGAGGCGATCACGAAGCAGGTGCCCCTCCGCGTGTCGATGCAGCTTGCCCCTGACGAGTTGCGGCACCTGCGCGACTTCATGGACCTCTACGACGTAGCCGAGCCCACGCACGCGTTCCGGCTGGCCGTTTCGCTCGCGGTGACGACAGGCCCGCGCATGAGCGAGATTCAGCGGCTCAAAATGCGCGTCATCTCGAACGAGATTCGGGACTGGCTGATGAAGCGCGCGAGCATCGCGTACACCGACATCACCAACGAATTGAAGGCCGCAGGCATCGCGAGTGCGGACGAACTGGCGAAGGCTCAACAGGAGTACGCGGCGGCAGCCGCAGAGGAGAACGAACCGTGAAAATCAAAGAGGAGTTTTTCCACGTCACGAACGCGCCGACCACGGATGCGGGCGACAAGGCCGAGCCCGAGCAACAGACGGTCTCGCGCATCCTGACCACCGACTCAGAGGTCGAGGGCGGCGGTTCGGTGGCGACGCAAATCATCACGTCGTCGCAGGCGTTGGAGTTCGCCAACGCGGTGCGTTACCACTGCGGGAACTGCCGCTTCTTCGACAACCGGGGCTGGCGCGCGTTCGCCGCGAAGGCCGACAGCCCGCTCTCGCCCATGGCTGTGCGCGAGGACGTGAACAAGATTCGCGGCGCTCTCCTGATGACGATGAACGCCAGCGTCGGTTCGATGCACGCGGGCGCAGACGGGGACATGGACGTCGAGCACGCGCTTCAGGCGCTCGGCTTCTGCGGCCCCCTCGGCGAAATCGAGAAGGGCGACCCGGTCATCGTGCATCCCCTCGCGTCGTGCCCGCCTGAACTTGTCTCGCCCGCGAACCCGGCTGGCCTGTTCAAGCCCCGCGACAACGACTCGGACGCGGCGGGCGAAGCTGCGTACGACCTCGTGATGCAGCGCGCGGCGGGCCGCGTCCCGTGACGCTTGTCGAGTTCGTTGGCATCCTCCTCGGCGCGTTCGGGTTTGCGTACATCGCCGGGCACGCGACCATCTCCTTGCCGCTTCGTACGTGGCTCGGTGGCATCCCGGGTGAGCCGGGTGCTGACGGGGTACCGGGCAGGCTCCCAATCCCGGGCGCGTTGGGCCGCTTCGGTGAGTTCCTGTGCGCGCTGCTCGAATGCCCTGCGTGCCTTGGCTTCTGGCTGGGCTGTTCGCTCGGAATCACGATCCTGAAATCGGCCAGCGGCATGTGGCCGCACCCCATCCTCTGGTCTATCTGGATGGGCTGCATCACGTCGGGCTTCAACTTCCTACTTGGCCGCGCGACGCGGCTCATCTGAAAGGCCACCATGTCGATCGTGACGTACTCCCCCGAAGAAACCATCCGCCTTCTCTCTGAGAAGGCCAAGACGGGCGGCGACCGCTTCGTCGTGAAGGTGTCCCGGCGTCGTGGCATGGCCGGGCTGCTGGAGCACATCGCCACGCTCACGGACGCGACCGTCAACCACATCGCGAATCCCGAGACGTGGCTCCCCGTGCTGTGTGGCGGCGGCGACTACGGTTTGCAGGTGGCGCACTCGGATGAGGTGTCCGCTCGCATGGGCGGCGTGCTGACGTTCAAGTTTCAGGGCGCGCCCTCCGACACCGTGAACACCCGGGCCTTGTCCACGAACGCTTGGAATGGCCCCGGGAGCATCATCTTCCCCGCCGCGAATGACACGGGGCTTCCGACCGGGAACGCGGGCGCGATGGTGTCGGGGTCGATGGGTGGCCCGTCCGTCATCGCCGGGTACGGAATGCCGCCGTCGCAGGCCCCGTCACAGGGCGTGCCGATGTCGCCTTTCTACGACGAGCGCCTCGAACGTGAGCGCGAACGGGTGTCGCGTGAGCGGCTCGACTTGCAGGACCGGCAGGCGAAGGCCGACCGGGCGCTGGCCGAGCGCGAATTCGAGGTTCGCGAAAAGGAACGCGAGGCGAAGCTCAAGGAGGAGATGGGCGGTCGTCAGCGCGAACTGGAGGCCAAGTTCACGGCCACGCAGCAGAACCAGACCGGGATGAAGGACATCGTCGCCGCGCTCGCCCCGCTGGTGATGGGGTTCATGCAGCAGTCGTCGGAGGCCCGCGCGGCGCAGATTCGCTCGCAAGAGGAGTCGTCGCGCCGCTTCATGGAGATGATGCAGGCGCAGAACCAGCAGACGCAGATGATGATGCTGAAGATGAATGAGAAGGGCATCGACCCCTCGGTCACGATGATGATGGAGATGATGCGCGCGAATTCGACTGGCAACGGCGAGATGATGAGCCGCATCGTGGACGCGATGGGGGCCGTGTCCAAGACCTCGGTTGGCATGATTGAGGCGATTGCCGATCTCCAGCTTGGCGGGCAGCCCGAGTCGCCCATCCTCGCGGCGGTACGCGAGGGCGTGAAGGCGATGGCGTCGCTCTCGCAGGGCGCGACCACGGGCGCGCGGAAGGTCGTGCAGTCGCAGGCGCAACTGCCCGCGCGGAATCCGCAGCCGCAGCCGCAACCCCGGCCCCAGCAGGCAGCACCGGCACCGGCCCAGCAGGCGAAGGCCAAGCCTACGAACGGGGCGGCGGGGCCGCAGGTCGTTCACGAGGTGCCGGGCGCTCCCGCGCCCAACCTCCCGCCCGCGACCGAGAACGCGCCGCAGCCCTCGGCGTTCGACGGGATGGTCCCGGGGCTCACCCCGGAGCGGAAGTTCACGCCCGTTGAAGGCCACGTCATCGAGCAGTTGAAGGCGATGATTGAGGCGCGGCACGAGCCTATCGAGGAAGTCGGGCAGTATTTCATCGACGCGCTCACGACCACGGAGATGCGCGAGGAACTGAACCAGCGGGACGGCGACATCAACACGCTCATCGGTGACCACCTCGGCATGTGGGCGCTGGCGTCGGAGGACAACCGCGCGTACCTCGGACGGCTCGGGGAGATCGTCGAGAGGCTCGGCGCGGAACTCGGCCTGTTCTCGTCGGACGAGGGCGGCGAGGACTCCGAAGGCGACGAGTCGGTCGAAGGCTGACGCAGGTGACGCCCGGTGGTGTGCGAGGTGGCCCCACCGGGCCTTGCTGTCAGGGTGCCGCGCTCCGTAGCTTCCACCTGTGCGCTACGGCTACGCGAAGTACCCGGCTGATTCGACCACGAAGATGGTCAATCCGAAGGACCAGCAGGCTTCGCTGAAGCTCCTCGCGGAACTGGCGCAACGCGCATCCGTGACCCCGCTCGTGCGGAACACCGCTGTGAAGATCATCCGCAACTGCAAGTCGCGCGGCGACCAGTGCGAACTGGAAGCTGTCTTCCGCACAGTGAAGACCGGGGACGCGGGCGTGGCCCCGTTCGCGGACGGCTTCAAGTACATCGCAGACCCCCGCTACGCCGACTACTTTGAGTCCCCCGTGGACGCGATTGAGAACTGCCTGCGCGGCGCGTGCGGCTCCGACTGCGATGGGCACGCCGGACTCATCGTCGCGCTGTGCTCGGCGCTCGGGTTCAAGTGCGGGCTGCGCGCGTGGGGCCGCAACAAGGAAGGCTTCTCGCACGTCTATGCTGTCGTCGCGTTCCCGAAGCGCCCTCCGTTCAAGGACGTGGTCGGCATGGACACGACCGTTCCTGAATCCTCTGTCGGCTGGGAACCGCCGCAGGGCGAAGTGCTCACCGCGTGGTTGGAGTGACCCAAATGGCGAAGCGAAAGACGAAGCGTCTCGGCAGTTCCGCTGAAATGCACCGCGCAGCGGCGGTTGACCTCCGGGAGAACGCCCGCCGTAGTGCGGAGTTTGTGCGTACGGACCTTGGCCGTGGCGACTGTCGCCGGGCCATCGAGCAACTCGTCGCCGCCGCCGAGTACAGCGGCATGGCGCACTCGGAGGCGAGCGGGGCAGAGGGCCAACCCGTGCGCGGTAACCGGCGCGACCGTACCATCGGCCAGTTGACGACCCGCGTCATTGAAGCCTGCGTCAAGACGAAGAAGTGACTCACCGCTGTACCCCCAAGGAGCAACAACATGAGCAACCGTGTCGTCATTCAAGAGGGGTACACCCTGCCCTTCGCCGCGTACTCCAAGAAGCGCAAGGCCAAGAAGCGCACCAAACGAAACGGTGCCGCGTCGCCCGCGATGCGGGAGCAGCAGAACGTGATGAAGGCGTGTGCGAAGAAGGCTCCGGGCGGCAAGGCGTACCGGGGGTTCATGTCCGGCTGCCTCAAGGCCGGTGGCCCGCAGGACTGATTCTGCCGTTCCCGTAGTACCCGGTGCCCGCTCGGTCCCGGCCAACCAACCAACGCGCCGCAGAGCGGCGCACTGCATCGGAGCTACAAAATGGCGAAGCACAAGCGGTACCGTGGCATCACCTCAATCTCCCTCGGCGCTATGCCGGTCGAACTGAACGACTCGGTCAAGGTCATGGACGTCCTCGTCGGCGCGGCTGTCGGCGTCATCGGCTCGGGAGCCCTGCGCGCCCTGCTGAACAAGTTCGCGGGCGAGACCTACCAGAGCGTCAAGGGTGCGGTCGGCCCCGCGCTGCCGCTCCTCACCGGCCTCGGCACCGGCCTCGTGCTGTACTACGCGCAGAAGAACATGGCCGTGGGCCGCGCGAAGGGCCACCTCGTTGGCGCTGTCGGCGCTGGCGTCGCCGCGACCGTGATGTCGTACCTCCCGAAGATCAGCGAGATGCTGCCCAAGGACTGGGCCGTGGACTTCAGCGACGTCGTGTCCCTGAACCTCGGCGGGCTCGGGCGGTACGCTGACTACAGCGGCCTGCTCGTGTCGGACCAGAGCGACTTCAACGGTCTGCTCGTGGCCGACAAGTCGGACGACCTGAACCAGTTGGCCGCGTACGCCATGGGCGACGAGGACGACGACGGGCTCATGTCCCTGTCCGCGATGTGATTCGCCCCGGGACCGCGTCCGGGTTTCCGTACGCGGTTCCGGTGTAGTAGAGAAGCAACCAACCCGCAGTTCAACCGCCGTACACATGGGCTTCCTGCCCGGAGACACACAACATGAAGATGCTGCTCCCTGACGCTTCGTTCCGTTCGCCCACCGCCGTCGCTGGCAAGAGCGACATGCGCGATGAGAACATCTACTCGGCAGTCGTCGTCGCTGACGGCGCGAACGGGCAGACCACGGTGTTCACGGTCCCGCGCGGCCAGAACATCCCCCAGCTTGGCACGGTCACCACCACGCCCGCGCACCAGAAGACCTTCACCGAACTGACCACGAACATCTCGCAGGCCGGTCAGCTTGGCGCGGCCATCGGTGATGCGTCCGTTCGCAAGATCGGCATCAACATCGAGAACGCGTTCTACGACGCGTCGGGTGTGCAGAACAGCTACGGCGCTGGGCCGCAGCAGGTCAGCGAGATCCTCGCGAAGACCTTCTTCCAGCTTCGCATCGCTGGCAAGCTCCAGATTCAGGGTCCCACCTCGTTCTTCCCGGCCTCGGGCGGCGAGTTCGGCGCGCTGGCCGGTGGTCCCGCGACCTCGGTGCAGGGCGTGGTCGGCAACGGCTGGCCGGGGCAGTTGCGCGGCCTGAAGATCCCCATCCTCGTCGGTCGTACCGACACGGTGGAAGGCATCTTCGGCGTGGCGGGCGGCGCTTCGCTGGACTTCGGTGCGGCGGAACACCCCTCGCTGGTGTGGTTCAACCTGCACGCGCTCATCAAGGGCGACGCTCGCTGATTCGAACAGGAAAGCCGGGGCAACGTTCCCGCGCTTTCCCCCGGGCCACCGTTCGGATTTTCCGGGCGGTGGCCTTCGGGCTTCTGAAAGACCTCGTGGTCAGAAGCCAGAACAGCAGCACCCACGACGTAAGCGCCAGCCGCTCGCTGGCAGGAGTGCAACATGGCCGCATCGTCTGACCTGCCCGCGTACACGAACCCCCTTGTCCTCTACGGGAGCGTGGTCGTGAACCCGAACAGCGACGGCGTCATCCCGAACGCCTCGCTCGCGAACCCGTTCGGAATGCCGATGGAGATTCTGGAAATCCGCTTCCGCATCCTGCCCCAGCCGGG